AAGCGCATGAAGGAGGAGGGTAAGAAGGCGATGGTGAAGGTCTTCAAGCCAGCGAAGAAGGGTTTCAAGCTCCAGCCCAAGGAGGGCACCGCGGCTTACAAGAAGCTCATCAAGAAAATGTAGATGTAAAGTAAGAATGACTCTCTCCAAGTGGGAAGATTCAGTGAAAATTGCTAAATTAAAGTTAGGCATAGACCCAAAGAGGTTTACCAGGATACAGGGTAAACTTCTTAAGGAGGCTCAGAAAGTATATAGTATTTTGCTTTTGAATAAATCTAAATCTAAAGAATAAATTGAAATCCCTTCAAATTTTGTGGCTCGTGAACGACGAGTTGGTATGTTTTCCATGTGCACCCAAACTTCTTATTCAAGAAATACACGCTATTGAGTTCCACAATAGCCTGACCTGAATTCCTTGCGTACAGACCGTTTGTTGCTTCATCCTTTTTAGGAGTTTTTTCTGCATCATAGACATTTGGTTTAATATTTCCGTCAATATCTGTATCGATCTTTACTCTGAATTTTGGTTCTCTATCTGGAGACATTTTCACATTAGAGTTAAACATCGGAGCGAGTTCCTCCTTAGACATCTGACTTCCAAAGATTACTTCACTTTGTTCGACGACGGCGTCAATGATTTTATCTTCAAGTTTGCGAACACTCTCATAGAATTTCTTCATATAGCTGTCTTCCTCGTCATATCCCTTGATTGCGAAGTCTATGTTGTACTTGGTGGGTCCAACCTCTGGGGTGAAACCGGAGACCCCGAATGGCATATACATCCGAGGGAATTGGACACGAAGGGGTGTACCTTGTTTGGTGGTTAGAACAATCTTTCTATTATTGAATTCATTGATTTGGAGGTTATCGATTGCCTTGTCCATGTCTTTCTAACTGAATATAGGTTCAAAACTTTAAGCCGAACACGCCACACAATCTGGTTCTAGACTAAACTGGATTGGTCGAGCTTTTGCCTTTGATCGTAGGTAGTACATACCAGTCTTTAGTCCGGATTTCCATGCGTACATGTGCATCGATGAAAGCTTTGACATCGTGGGACTCTCCATGAAGAGATTCATGGATTGGGATTGGTCGATGTATCGTCCTCGGTCGGCTGCCATGTCGATGATACACTTTTGGCTAATTTCCCATACAGTTTTGTAAAGAACCTTAATTTCCTTGGGGATGTCTACAATGTTTTGGATTGAGCCCCCAGCCTTAACCATGAGATCCTTCATCTCCTTGGACCACAGACCAGCCTCCTTGAGGTGGTTGACCAGGTGTTTGTTGACCACGACGAACTCCCCAGCTAGGGTACGCCTCAGGTAAATGTTTGTGGTGTAGGGTTCGAAGCATTCATTGTTCCCCAAAATTTGGGCCGTCGAGGCTGTGGGCATTGGGGCCATGAGGAGACTGTTCCTCAGACCCTTGGTCTTTATACGCTCCCTCATAGAGGGCCAGTCGTACATACCACTCATTCGAACCCCACCCTTCCACATATCCTGTTGGAGAATACCTTGGGACGCGGGGGACCCCTGAAAGCTCTCGTAGGAACCATCAATTTCGGCAAGCTCTGAGCTTGCCTCCAAGGCAGCGTGATACATGGTCTCGAATATATGTACATTCATGAGGCGGGATTCGTAGCAATCGAAGGGGAGACCACAGAGGATGAAAACGTCGGCGAGACCCTGTACACCTAAACCGATCGGGCGGTGCTTCATGTTTGAGTTCCTCGCAGTCTCCACTGGGTAAAAGTTGCGGTCTATGACCCTATTCAGGTTCTTCGTTACAGTTTTTGTGACTTCGTGGAGTTTCGCGTAGTCGAATGTCTTTGTCTCCCTGTTGACATATTTGGGGAGGGCGATAGAGGCCAGGTTGCACACCGAAGTCTCGTCTTTGTCGGTGTACTCTATAATCTCCGTACACAGATTGGAGCTCTTGATGACACCCAAATTCTTTTGGTTCGACTTAGAGTTGCACGCATCCTTGTAGAGCATGTAGGGGGTGCCAGTCTCTGTTTGGGATTTGAGAATCGCCTTCCACACCTCAGTGGCTGGGACTGTGGTGGTGGCGAGACCCTCCTCCTCATACTTGGTGTATAGAGCTTCAAACTCCTCACCATAGACGTCGGAGAGCCCCTTAGCGGTATCGGGGCAGAAGAGGGACCATTTTCCACCTTCCTCCACCCTCTTCATGAAGAGGTCTGGAATCCATAGTGCCGAGAATAGGTCCCGGCACCTCGCTTCATCATCACCCTGGTTTAGGCGAATCTCTAGGAAGTCTAGGATGTCGGCGTGCCATGGCTCTATGTAGACGGCGATGGATCCCTTGCGGCGACCAGCTTGGTTCACGTAGCGCGCAGTGGCGTTGAAAACCCTGAGCATTGGGATGATACCATCGGACTGACCGTTGGTCCCTCTGATGCGAGATTTATTGGCCCTAATGTCATGGATATGCATCCCGATACCCCCAGCCCATTTGGAAATTTGCGCACACTCGGTTAGGGTTCCGTAGATGCCATCGATGGAATCCGCCTTATTGGCGATAAGGAAGCACGAGGACATTTGTGGACGGGGTGTCCCGGAATTGAAGAGTGTTGGGGTGGCGTGAATAAAGTAACCTTGGGACATCTTATCATAGGTCTCCAATACGGCGGGAACATCAGTACCATGAATACCAATAGAAACCCTCATAAACATATATTGGGGGGTTTCGATGAGTTTCCCCTCTAGGCGTTGGAGGTAGCTCTTCTCTAGGGTCTTAATACCAAAGTACCCAAAGTCAAAGTCTCTCTCAGTTTTGATATCATCTTTGACCTTTAGGGCAACGTCTACAACTTCCTCTGTAACAATCCCAGCCTTCTGGAGTTTCTTCATGGCGATGTGAAAGTTGTTTGGACAAACCTTCTGGATATTGCTCGCGATAATCCGGGTGGCCAATGTTTCATAATCTGGATCTGAGGTGATCATACCAACGCAGATTTCAGCAGAGAGAATGTCAATCTCTTGGGTGGTAATGCCATCGTAGAGGGACGAGAACACCTGTTGCGCAACTTTTGTGGAATCACAGGTTTCGGAAAGTTCGTACGTTAAGTTCTTGATCCTATTGGTGATGCTATCAAATTTCATATCCTCAATACGACCTGAGCGTTTAGTGACCCTCATATACTTTTTATTCCACTTTTATTTTTAACTTACTTCCCACACTCAAGATCTTTGCTCCGGACGGGGACTGGCCCTGCAACTTCCATTTTACGGTTAGGTTGGAGAAGGTAGGTGTTTACGAAGAATGGTCCAGACTCACCAGCCTTGGCTACTGGGGCATACGAGCCAACGAAACAGGCTGGGGGTTCACATGGAATTTTCTCAACATTTTGGGGTTTATTGGCATAGACTTCATTGAAGTCAGCGTAGTCTAACATTTAGTATCTACGGATAATTTTTTTTCGGGTGTTATATTAAATGGGGATTCTCGAATCCATCAAGCAATGTGAGACTCCACTGAATACTCTATTCTTTTCGGATTTCAATAGAAATATTCTCCAGCGTGGGATTCGCCAGGCGTTCAAAAATAAGACTGGTATTTCTATCGATTACCAAAACTCAGATGACCTGTATGGTATCATGAGGGTCGTTTTCATCAACAACTCTGGGGATCACCACACCAAGGTGAAGGAACAGGTTAAGGCCATGAACATGCGGGTTATAGATATGGCGATATCCCAAATTCAAACTGGTGTTTCCCAATACATTGCATATGCTAATGATATTGATACTATTAGTATGCCCCTAGATCAACCACTAAACACGAGTACAGTTGGGAAAAAAATAGATTTCAATAACAAAATTGGAATCAATTAAAGATTGGAGCCTCAAGTAAAATAAGTGATGAGTCTCAATTACTATAAAGTAGAAACTGAAAAAGTATGTAAATCGAAGGGCTGGGATCGGGCAGCCATTGATACTGTATGGCTTCTTCTCACAGAAGAGTTTGGTGAATTAGCATCGGCTATTCGTCAGCATAAAAAGGTCTTCAAGAAGATGAATTTAAAAAAAGAGAGGGGAACGGATGTCATGATGGAGATGGGGGATGTGTTTAGTTACCTATTTCAACTGGCCCATATGTTAAACGTGGATCTTGATGAAATGTGGAATGAGCACAAACATAAAATGACAGACAAAAAATATAATCTGAAGTAATACTAATAATGAGTGAGTTTATGCTCAGTGACCAAGATGCAATTAATGACGTGAACCCATTTGTCTCTCGCGATTTCTCCCTTCCAGGAGGTGTGAGACAGACAGGTGATTTTGAAGATTTTCAGGAAGTTCGCCCAGTTAAAAAGGTTGAGGCATCTGGTAGTGTTTTCTGTGAATACGGTCTGTGTAGTACGGAAAAAAGGGGTGATTCGAGAATCGCTGTCGATAATATCCACCCCCGTAGGAACATAGACTGTGGGGTTGCACCCAAGAAAAACAAGAGTGCTCCCACTATCAGTGTCGGTGAACCTACCGCGCCAATGTTTGGTATGATTTTATGTATAATCATAATGGTGTATTTAGGTCTATTGTACGCAAAACGTTAAAGAAATATGACAGACGTGACATATTTGTACATCCCTGTATGATATCCTGCATGGTTTCATTACAGAAATTCCTCGTGAACTCTACTTGCCAAGCACTCTCCTTATCTATACGAGGTGGTTGAAATGTAGGATCTAAAATTTTACTTGCGTGTAGGAGGCGAAGATAGACGTTATCCACTCGCTCGTATACCAATGTATTTTCAAGTAGAACTTCACACATTCGCTGCCTCACCTCCAATGTTTTTTTCACCATGGCGTCGAGGAATTTTTCGTATTGAATAGACTGTGTGTTTGACTCTAAATATACCCAATCAGCGAGGGGCTCTGTGTTGATGTAATCTGTAAAAGTCGTGTATCGTCCGACACTTTTAATGTAGCGTTCATATTCAATCTCAACATATGAAAGATCAGACTCTACATCATGAATATGTCGAGCAGACTTAAAAAAGGAGGTCATTTGATTTAAAGACGGTTTGTTTCTTTAAACACCTAAGTGGCTCCTGTCTACGTGAAAAGTATGTACTCTTCAATCGCTAATAACAGTTTTTCCTACCTCCTCACTATAAATGATTTTCGAAATCAATTACCCGAGGAGTTTAAACCCTCTTGGATAAAGATTACCACAATTACGATGGTCTCGAGCTTTGTCCAAGAAATTGACATCGACAGATTACGGACCACTTTTGAGAGGATTGGTTCTTACAAGATGAGGCGACAAGGATCAAAAACGGATGGATTTGAATGGAAATTGAAGCCAACTACATTTTACAATCAGGTCACACTTACCTACCACGATACATACAGTACGAAGTCTGTAAAGGTGTTCCCAAATGGAAGTATCCAAGTTGCAGGGTGTTGTGATCTCTTCGATTGTAAGCGCATCATCACCCAACTTATTTTCATTTTCAAAAACTTTTTGGGTATGACCAACACAGCTCCAGTGGAATCTTTCCGGGTTGTGATGATCAATTCAAACTTCAGTCTCAATTATAACATTAACCTGATGCAAGTTTCAGATTGGTTTGAGAGGTACAATGACATTTTTAAGGTGTCTTTTGAACCAGATAGATATTCGGCGGTTAAGATTAAGTTCAAACCAGCCCATGATATGAAAGAGATTACTTGCAGTATATTCAGCACAGGGAAGATTATAATCACAGGGGCAGAGACCCTAAAGGAAATTGCATTTGGGTACAATATAATTAATCAGCACATCAACGAGAACCCCAGAATTAGGGTTTCTCGAACTACAGAGACGGATGTATTTGATATATTTTTGGGGTACAGGTGTGATCCCTTTGTGAAGGTTTTGAAAGAGAGAGGTTTTGAGTCATGGATGAAAACTATATCCAATAGACAAATTAATTTCTAGGTGTATTTTAATAAAAGATGTCTCAACGACTTGGCATGGCCGATGGTCGATGCTTCACCATAAACACGTCAGCCCAACTGTTCAACAACTACGTGATGAAACAGAACAACATTTCCTTCGAGGACAACTATTCGTACCGTCAGCTGCTCCAAAAGTCTGGACCAGAGATGCTCTCTAAGATCCAAGACGAGCAGGGGAAGACCAACTGCAATGACTGCAATAAACCACTCGTCAACGCCTCCAAGATTTACTAACTGAGCTAAATTTGGTAAAAAACTTTACACCCGTACTATAGAATGTCAACATGTTCCATATGTCTAAATGAGGTCAAGTCGACTCGGGCAAATCCACCGACTCGATGCGGACATATGTTTCATTCCCACTGTCTACAGGAATGGAAAAATAAAGGTAAAAATACTTGTCCCGTATGTAGAAAAGTTTTTGATGCTTCGCAATTTAAAATTACAGTCACAGTACAGAACAATCACACAGCAGTGTCAAATACTGTGTCATTGAATGAAAATACTACAATGGAGGTTATGGATCTTTTCGACTTATCCTTCGATGGTGTCGAAAATTTGATGGATTTAGATAGTATTCTATCGGACCTTGGGATGAGTCTTTCCGACTTTGATGCCGGAATTCTTGACGCAGAATGAACTACAGTACTTCTCATAGTTTAGACCTGGGTAGTTCCTAGAAGCTTTACGGGGATCTTTTATCATACCCCCCTTAGCGTCAGTCAGAAGTGGACCCGTAGCCCACCCCCTCTTGTGACTGAATACGTTAGCTTTGAATACAATACGTTTCCCAGTTTTGAAGGTTCCAGCCTTCTTTATCCTTGACTCTGGTACCTTGAAGAACTTAGCTACCGATTTTATGGTATCTCCAGGCTTCACTTTGTATTCTACAACACCATGTTGCTTGTAAAAGTGAAAGTCACCCTGACGAATATAGTTCGTTGGTCGCCCAGGGGAAACAAACATCATGACCTTGAAGTAGCCCTTTTTACATTTTGTATTCGCATCAACCTTGTAGACCTTTTTGGGGTTGTCTGATATGACGCGGTTTGGGAGACCTGTACAGTGGGTATAGTTGTGATTACCATTTGACAATCCAGATCTATCACCTGGTATAGACTTCTGCCATCTATAGGCTTCATAGTCACCAACAGCGTACGCATAGCAGTTATTGTTACCTATACCTGTACTTGTCCCCCATCTTCTATTTGTAAACCTACTTTCTGACCCACTCAGGGGGAGGTCTTTCATTTGAAGTAGGGATAGAAAAAAAAATATCCACCCCTAATAAATGATCAAGGAGGTTTCCAAATCCGAAAGTAAGTCTGACATTCTCTCTGAAATTCTCATCTTCGTGCTCACAATCCTCATCAGCACCTTCATCCTCCGCCTCGTGTGGAACAGGTCGCTCGTGAAGCACATCTCTATCCTCAAGCCTATCAAGAACTTGACGGATGCCCTCATTCTCGCCATCTCCATGACCGTCATCCGTGGCCTCTAAACTTCATTGTATCCAACTAATTGTTTACCATTGGGGTCTACGAGTGTCGGGAACGCATCCATACCAGCACACGATTCTTCATCGCAATCGATAAACGTATGAGGTATGTTTTGATTCTTCATGTATTCTAACTGCTTACGAGTCCATCCACATCCCATGGTCCCGTAAACCGTCCATTTCTTACCGTCTTTTGGTGGCGCGACGGCGTCGCCTCGTAAGAGAATCACTATAACAACAATCAATAGAATCATGAAAGCAATCATATTTTATTATAGGTAAATATTAAAATGTCTTCAACTGAATTTACTATTGGAACTAAGAATGTCACACTCAAGTACACCAGGAAAATGCCCCGTGGTGAAGTTGAACGGATGAAGTCATTCGTCACTAAGGATGGGGTGAAGCTCACCAAGACCCCAAAGTTTAAGATACTTTCTCAGGTTGATGAGGGCACTACGCGCACATTCAAGATCGTACTTTAATCATCTCCGTCTGCGGGGGATTAGCTTGGGAGGAGCAACTTCCCGTTGTTTTTTCATAACAGCCACCGCCCTCGCAAATGCAGCCTCCTTATTGATTGGTGTACTGGCTTTCTTTTTTTGAGCTATGGGGAGTTTCCCGAATTTTCGCGGCTTTGGTAGGGGTAACGCTCTAGTTTCACCAGTGAGGAAGGGTTTAGATAAAATATTTTCAAACCCCGGTAGGTAAAAGGTGTGGGCGATATTTTTACGGTCGGTGCCAATCAATCTATAGTCTTTAATAACCGTGCTTTTGCGACCCAAATACATGGGTGGTAAGAGGGACTTAATAAAATTCCTCACCCCTGGGGTTTTCGATTGCGTGGTCATTTCGTAAAGACTGTTCAAGAAAAAGTGTATATCGTATAGTTTGTGAGAGTTTCTGGAAATTCCAATATTTTTAAAGTAATTGTCGTTTATCAAAGGGTTTTTTATACGAGGGAAGAGTGAAAATCCAAAATCAATCATCACAGCCTCGATACCACCATTTGAAATTGTATACGTTTTGTTGTTTAACTCAACTTTGATATTCTTTTCGGGTACCTTTTTTATCAAAATGTTGCCTCCATGAAGATCGTGGTGTCTGAATTTTGGATATTTTCTATGAATCCTGTAGAGATTGTAAATAATTTGAACTATAAGAGACTTTTGTTGTTCTAATGTTGGGTTGGTATTCCACCATTTTCTTAATTCTACACCATCGATGTATTCCATATAGATGATGACTTTATCACTGCATGTCTTGTATATGTAATTTTCTGGAACACCGAAGCCCTTCAACTTTTTCGCAATTGTGTATTCCATTCGAGCTGGATTTTGTTTGATATAGTTCTGCAATTCAGCGAGGGTTGTATTATTTCCAGGTAACTTAACTTCTTTATAGGCTACATATCTCTTACCATCCCCATTCACATTCCCTTTGAATACATTTCCATACTCTCCAGATCCAACTTTCTTTGTTGAAGGTAAATACTTTTGGGGTGAACACCCCTTTTTTCCTCTAAGAATCTTCTTGAGATTCTTCTCTATGTTGGACATTCTTACTTATTCGTAAGAAGTTTTTTCTTCTTACCAATAGGGATTGGATTTTTTTTTTATTTTTTGGGATCTTAGACATCAACCTCCTCGTCAACCTCCTCCTCCTCATCCTCCTCCTCGGGGCCTGGGAGGTCGAGGCCTTGGAAGGCGAAGGAGGGGAG